GCCAAAGCTTCTCCAGAGGACATAAAGATAACTAAACGGGCTTGAAGTCCAGTTCCTCCAGAGGAATCATATGACCAAGCTGCACAAGCTACAACATATCCACCTTTTTTCGTGATATAAGACAAGTCGAAATAAGTAAGTGTCCCGCTTATAGCGTCTCCTACCCCATACCAAAAACCGCAAGCGTTATTTTCCCAAGCAATAAGTCTATTTTTAAAGTTAGTTGCTCCTACAAGATTAGAAGAAGTTAATCCACTACCAGTTAAAGCGTTTACAGTTAAAGTTGTCCCATCGTATTTTTGTGGTTCATCTTCTCCATTAAACAAGAGAAGATGATTATTCATCATTAAACCTTGCCAGCAAGCGTTAGAAAACCCGGTCCCTATTTCTGCTGGAGGTGTTAAACCTGTATAAATCTTAGAACCGGCGCAACTAATTATTTGGTTATTACTGTCGCTACTGGCATATTCAAACAAACTTTCAACTGGATCAACAAAGTTAAAAGTATCAACGGCGTTTTCGTAACCATTTCTTGAGGTTACCCTTTCGTTCTCAACAATAAGATTTTCACAGATAATACAATCTTGGGGCGGCATTGATGGTAAAGGGTCTTTAGTGTTCAAACCTCCAGTGCCAAAGGGAATAGAAATAGTCTGTCCTAGACTTACCCTTTCTGTTGCTACTTTATTTGGATTTTTTTTGACTAAAAATACCATTATCTGATTACAGCCCCCAGCCAAGAAACGTTAGGTCTAAATGGGGCTATTTCCCTCATATTAACGCCTATTACTTTTCTTGACCCATCCTGTTTTATCAGGTCGGCTAGGTAATTATCAGCTTTTAATTTTTCTTCGTCGTAAGGTCTTCCTAGTTGCTTCAAATACAACCAAGAAGCCTGCAGTTCAATAGCGTATTCGCTAAGAATAGAATAATCATCATCAGCAAGCCATTCACTTTGAGGGCTTCCATCTTCTGCGCGGATAATTTCTTTCGTGATGTAAAGGTAATTAAGAGAATTTACCGCAGTTGGAACTGGATAAATGTTTACTTGGTCATCAAGAATAATAAAATTCTGGATAATTGTTGAAATTAGTGGCCGGTTTTTAAGTAGTTGCCAGTCCCCATAGCTTAAGGGGCCTTCAAATTGGAATCTTGTTGTAGCATTCCAGAAGGTGTTTGGGATGATTTTTGTATCTTCTATGTCATCAGGCAAATCGTAGGCAGCTTGAGATGGCACAGAGTTAAACGAATGCGTTTTGATTAATTTCTGCCAATTATGTGCTTCTTTAACAATGTAAGTGCCATCTCTTACCGCCTGAAATACTAACTTCGCAGTATCGTTGCTATTCCCAGCAATAGTAGTTGGGATTTCACTAGCTTTGTTTCTTTTTAAGACGTTCTGCGAAATAGTTAGTAAAGTCATATCTATTCAGTTTTTACTGGTTCTTCGGTTTTAACTTTTTTTACTGGTTTACTTTTAACCTTTTCTAGTTCAGCTTTAGCCTTTTCTAATTCGGCTTTTAAAGTTTCTAATTCATTATTTTTAGTTTCAATATCACCCGAAACTTTATCCCCAACTGGGAGAAGCTCTTCTAAGAATAAGTAAATCTTTTCTTCGTGAAGTTTTTTATCTTCTAAGGAAAGTTCGCTTAAATAAGATGCGTAAGCCTCTTTATATTTGATTAAATCTTCTCTCTTAGCTCTTCTTACAGAAGTTGTTCTTGCGGTGGTTTTTACTGAAAGCATTAGAGATTTACCAGAGTAATCAATCGAGTGAATCTGGCCGTATTTATCAGTAACATTAACTTTCTTCAAAACATTGTCAAAACGATCAAGTCTTGAATCAAGAAAGAATCCAACTTCAATAGCTGGCTCTCCTTTTCCTTTTGCTGGGTAAGTGTAAGTAGACGTTAGTTTTTGAATATTTTTCATTCGATGCCTTAATTGTTAATATAAAAGGGAGTGGGTTTCCCCACTCCCAAAGTTCCTAAGCAAGTCCGTCAGTTGTGAAAGAGTCATTTAGGTAAATTGTTGCTAGACCGTTGCTAATTGCACTGATTGATTTTGCTTTGTAAACATAATCACCAGCAACAACAGCATCGTCAACTGTACCAGCAGTAGAAGTCAAGTACACGTTAGCATTGTCAGCGAAAGAAGCCGCAACTAGAGTCGGGACATTTCCTCTTTTAACATGCCAAGCATATTGTCCAGCAGTAGAAGCTGCGATAGCTACAGCTACACCAGAATAAATTCCGTTAGCTACGCCAAGCACAGTTTCATAATCTCCACCATAACCAACGAAAGAACCTACTGCCTCAGTCACGCCTGAGCCAGTTTTTAAATAGATTAATTCAAGTGGTCCATAAGTGTCACTTTTAGCTTCAGCAATAGTGCCTAACTTGTAAAGTGCGGAACTATCTACCTGAGTAGCTGGACCTTGGAAGGTGTTTTGTTCTCTAAAAAAAATAGTCATTTGTATTCTCCAATAAATTTAAATTAAGCGCAAATAACACCCGAAGTACGGCAGTTATCAATTGTTAGGTTCATCAAGCCCATTACTGGGTGGATATTAACAGCTTGATTTACTGGACGAGTAGCAGGAAGTGCGGTAAACATTTGAGCTAATGTAGCTTGATCGCCTTTCATTGAACCAGATTTGCCATCACTGTTTTTGATAGCTAAGTATTTCAATTTCAAATGAGTAGAGTTCAAGAAGTACATAGTAGAAGCGGGACAGTTAGGGTCATATACTACGTCAGCATTTTTGAATCTGATAACGTCAAAGCCAGCTTCAGCCATTTTAGCAGAAGTCACGCGTTGAATTTCAGTCAAAGAAGCTCTGAAGTAATCCCAATAAATAGCATCTGCAACGATGGTATCAGGAGCAGACATCGCACCTTGTACTAAGCAAGACAAGTAAAGCGAGTTCATCGCGTTTTGAATTGTAGTAGAAGATGGAGTCACGCCGGCAGTTGAGAAGTCATAAACTTGGTTGCGCCAGAAAGAGTAAGTCGCACGGTTAATTCCACCAACAGTACCAGAAGTAGGAGTTTTGGAAATTAAAAGTTGAAGACCTTCAATTTTGTTTGAATCAGTTCCGTCAGAATAAAGTGAAGAAGCCACGTTATTAGCAAGACCGATCAAAGTTGAATCAACACCAGTCTTAATCAAATCAATCAATTTTTCTTTGCCTTGGTTTTGAGAAATATCAAGGTCGTAGAAAGGAATTGAAGAAGTGATTGCTTTTTGGTTGAAATCAGCATAGGTCAAATAGTCTTGTGCGTCTGTGTTAAAAGTCGCATAGCCAGATTGCCATTGAGTGTTAGTGTTTTCTTGCCACAAAAGTTTTTCACGGAAGATATCACCGCCGCTTTCTGATTTGAATGAACCATTTTGGCGCATTTTGTAGAAGAGAGCGTTGTTGTTCGAGATGTTGTCGATAGCTTTGTTCGACATGTTCTCTAAGGTTGCAGCCACTAGCTGACCTTGTGTTTGAGGATTTGTAGTCATTTTTAGTTAAATTTTGCAAAAGCAAAAGATTAACTAAGCAGCAGCATCAAGAATTTCTAAAAGTTTATCATCTAAGGACTTTACTTGTCCTGCGCTAGATGATTTATGTTTCAGACTTTGAGAATTAATAGTTTTAGCTTTCAAAAGAGCTTCTTCTTGCCTCTTGGTCAAAAAGTTTTTCTCTTTACTTCTTTTTTCCTCTTCGATTTTGTGCTGGATCTCGTCATTTAGCCTAAGGGCTTTATTGTAGAGCTTCTCAACATTATCTTTCGGATAAAGAGTTGATAATCTTTCCATTTCTGGTAAAAGATCATCAAAATAAAGGTGTTTAAGATTGCCATTTTCATCAGTGACAGACCTAAACGATTCAATCTCATTTAAGATCAAATCTTGTTGTTCTTTTTCAGTTAATCTCTTAAAATTCTCAGCTTCTTGTTTTGCTAACTTAGCTTCGTCTTCAGCTTTTTTTATTTTGTTGTAAAGGATTCTTTCATTATCTGTTAAAGAATCCAAATCGATTTCTTGCTCTTCTGACCCAGACTTTTCTTCATCTATTTTAAACATCTTTTGCAGATTCTTAACTACTTCTCTTGGATTCTCTTTGAGCTTTTTTTCAAACTCGATCAAGTTTTTTACTTGGTCAAAACCCTTTTTTTCGTCAAGTCCGTATTGTTTAAATAGTTCTTTAGTTGTCTCGGCTAGTTTTTTAGCTTCCCCAAGTTCAGTGTGCTTTCTGTCAATACTGGCTCGCATCTTTTTGAAAACCTTGATTTGGCTTTCTCTAAGTTCCGGCGCAGCATTCAAGATTGCCTCTTTTAGCTCGGGATCAATGTTTTTTAACTCTTCTTCTAAGTCATCAGACGGAGTTTCACCCTCTTTGACTTCGCTTTGAGTTTGTTCTTTTGGTTCGGCGGTATCAACCCCCTCTTCCGAATTATTTACCTCTGTCTGCTCAGTAGGTTCAGCAGGCGTTTCAACTTCTACAGGTTCGCCTAATATTTCGTTTAATTTATTCTCTAAATCAGATGCCATTGTTTAGATGTGTTTGTTTACTATTCTAGCAATTTCAGCTCTATCGCTTAGTTGCTGTTTTGGTTTGTTAGAACCGTCAGACCAGTCTTTAATGACTAGGTCATTGTCCTTTAAAAAATTTTTGTATGATTGCGCGGTTGTATGAATACCCCCATTGCAATCGACTATACCACCTTTCTCATTTATTTGATAATCGAATGAAGAAAGAGATTTGGTGGATAGTCCTTGCCACTTAATAGATTCTTTTCTAAACAAAGCAAATAGTTTCTTGCAATAAAACAAAATATTTTGTTTTAACTCTATTTTTGTCTTAAAACGAAGTATTCTGATTCCCTCGACCACAAAGAAAGAAGGAATCACAACGCCGTAATAAGTGAAGAAATATTTACGCTTGAGCATTATTTCTTTTTGCCGCCTTTTTTAGTTCCGCATTTTTTAGACATAATCCTCCTATTTTTTAGTTTTATTAGATTTACCAGCCTTGCTTAACGCAATAGCTACTGCTTGTTTCTGTGATTTGCCAGCTTTCATTTCTGTTTTTATGTTAGCTGATATGGTTTTTTTAGATGATCCTCTTTTAAGCGGCATTAACTACCTCTTTATTTTTTAACTGTTCTTGTCTTAGACGCATTTCGTCTTCAAAAGACATGTCGTCTAACATAACTTTGCTTTCATCAATGTCAAGTTTACGTTGTTCGTAGGCAGCTTTTGATTGAGCAGAAAATTCTTTTACTCCAATTTCTCTTTCTTTCAACTCCATTTGTTTTTGGATTGCTGCCTGTTGCATTTGTTCAGCAGGGTTAGTTTCTTGCGCGTCTTGGTCGTCTAATAACTCTTCAACTTCTTCAGAGCCTTCAAAACGTCTCATGATATAAGAAAGAAGAGATTTGAACGCATCACGAGAAATAACACCAGCTTGTACCAAAGGAAGGAATTGTTGAGCTGTAGTAGCGAGAGCATTAGCAAAATCCAAAGCAGCTTGTTTTTCTGCATTTTGATCAACTTTAATTGTTGAGTCGGTTTCAACTTCAATCGCCCAACCTCTTAGTTTGTCGCTTTCAAGAACCTTAGCAGCTTCAAGCATGTTGTTAATTGTAGTTGCTTGGCCGGATTTAATCTCATTAGCGTAAGGTTTTAACTTAGCTTGAAGAGCTTGGCCAAACTGCTCTGGCGGTATGCCTTGCTTGGTTAGTTCTTCTGTAAACTTCTCAGCCAGCTCGTCCATATCAAAAATTTTTAGACCAGCAGCTTGCACTAGCTCCATAATGTCCCAATTTTCAGCTAGCAACTCCGCGATAATTCTGACAATATCACGACAGAAGAATTCAACTTCTTGTTGCATTGGCTGCAAGCGAGAAACAGCAAAGTTTCCTTTTAGCTCTTGGGCAGTAGCGGTTTCTTGCGCTACTGTTTGACCTCTCACAATGTCAGAAATGCCAGTAATTTCTTGAACGGCTCTAATAGTTTCTTGTCTTTCTTGGTAAAGCGTAGTAAGAACACCTGCAAGTTTGGATAAATCTCTTTCTCTGATTAGCTTGTTAATATCGGCATCAGCAGGCATATTGACTGGATAATACATCTCTCTTGCCTGCAAGAATGTTTGTGCATCTTCTGTTGTTAAAGAATCAGAATAAACACCGCCCATTGACATATAAGGCAAAATAGCAATAATTCTGTTTGAAATCTTGTCTAGTTCTTTTGCCTGCTCCTCGTAATATTTATAATCTTGAATAGGGCAATTTACTTTATCAAAACCAGAATCCACTCCAAGAGGACGAGGAATATTGAAAAAGTTTTGTAACTTATAATTATCATCAACTTCTTTTAAAATCCCTCTGTCGTAACCTTCACAGAAGAAGTAAACTTTGCGTGTTTCTTTGTCCCAAATTTCCCATACCTCGGCTTTTTTGAAAATTCCATCTTTGCCTTCTGCCTTCAAAGTATTTGGCGCAACCTCGTTGTCTAAATTAATAAGATTAGCTTTTCTGCCAAATCTTTTCTTTAATTCATCTTTAGTGAGATAATGTCTAAAGGCTACCCAATCCACGTCTTCCCATTTACTAGCACATGAAAAAACAATATCTTTCCAAGCGACATATTCTAAAAAGATTTTCTTCTCTCCTAGCTCCTCAAACTCTTCTATTCTTGAAACTAAATTACCCATCTCATCAACGGCTTCAACGGTTTGTTCTTTAACAATAATTTCCTGTTCAAATAGAACTTTAACAATGCCACGCTTAGTAATTAAGTAATCATCTCTCGCTTGTTCAATGATGTTTTGCGCATCAGTCTCTTCAAGAACTCGTTTGATATTTCTTTCGAGAATAATCGAGATTAATTTGTTTATGTTGTTTTTCTCTAAATTCCTCTTTCTTACGCGTGGGTTAGGAAGTCTTGAGAATACTAGCGGCTTAAGTGTCTCAACGTTTGAATAGAGAATGTTGTAAACTGGCTTAACCTGAAGAGTATCGCCCGCTTGATTAGTTGCTCTATAATTATCGCCTTTGAAAATTTTGATGATTCTCTCAGACTCTTCGATGTAATCTTTCGACTCATCGATTGACTTGCTTAGTTGGTCTCTCCAATAATTCCAGCGCCAAGTTTCGCCGTTCTCTTCTTTAAATGTCTTTAAATCTTCAATTTGATTAGAGTCTTGCGTCATTGCTCTGCTTGATTAGTTGCTTAAATTGTTTAGTCGCTTGATCGACATAAATCTTGCCTTCTTCGCGAATTATTGGGTCAATATGTTTAATTGTCAACGGTCTGCTCATGCAAGCATAACGAGTTTCATCGCAATTATGAACAATAAGACCACCTTCAATTGTGAAGGTGCTAGTCCTAGGCTCAGTTAGACAATAAACTGACTGCTTTTTCCAATCTTCTACGCTTACGCAACGCACGAGCTTTACAGTTATTCCCGCAGAATTTACTAAAGTTTTGTGCCGCTTCTGTTGTGAGATATTCTTTAGAGCAATTTTCGCAATTCTTACTAACTGTTTTTTGAGTAAATTTATCTTTACAATGCTTCTCCCAATGCAGTTTATGCCATTCTCTACCTTCTTTGCTACCGTGCCAAAATGATGCGGCAATTTGAGCTTTTTTGATGTTTTTACGACCTGACTCTTTCTTTTCTTTTGTATCGTGAACTTTTGCGTGATCGGCAGAAGATAAACACTCAAGGTTGTCAAGCCGATTATTTGCTCTATTCTCGTCTTTGTGATGAATGTGAAAGCCTTTAGGAATCTCGCCGTTTGCGTCCTCCCAAACCAACCTGTGAAGTCGGACACCGTTTTTTTGATAGTATTGGCCACAAAGATAATAGTTTTTGCCCCTATAATGTTGCGCTGTTTCGCTGATAATTGTTGGTTCCATTGCGCCTCTATGTTAGAAAAGTCTTTAGCATAGCGCCATTCGTCAGAAGAATCAAGTATTTTGTGGTCAGGTGTGCAGATAATTTCAACGCCATTCTCAAAAGTTAGCTTAACAGTTTTAGCCATCTTTCTAGTTAAAGCAGGGAAATAATCACTAGTCCATTCATTGCCAGCCATGACTTTATGCAAAGAAGGGTTTAGTTCTTTAATTTTTACCAACCCTCTATCTGTATCGACCAAAGTTTCACCAGCAAAACAAGCATGATCCTCCATATCCGTGTCTAAATCTTCTACTTTACTTTTGTCGTGCTGCAAAATAGCAAGTTGTCTTATTGTGTGGACACAAGTCTTAAAAAAGTAAAGCATTGGCCTATCCTCTCCAACAAGTCTATATCTGATCTGTTGCCAGCCAGCCACTCTTTCGTTATCCGCTCTTCTGAAGTCAACACCACATCTTTGAAGTTGCTCGGCTATACTCACGCCGCCATTGTGTGCAAAGATAGCTGGATCTGCAACTGAATCCCTTATTTTTTCATCACCTTGCAATCTTAGAATCTCTGCAGCAAGTTGATTGTTCTCAACTCTTAGACCCTCATTTGCTTTGCCTGTTGTTCCATAATATTCACGATATTTAATTAAAGCACCAGCAGGAATCCAGATGCCATTCACTTCTTTGCCTTCGCTTACTGCATACCAGCCAACTGAAAAAGGGGCAGAATAGCCATAGTCAAAAGCTCTTAATCTATACCATTGTGAAGGAATCTTAAAAGGTTCAATTACGTGTTTAGTTTTGTCAAACTTATCAAAGAAAGCTCCTTCGATTGCATCCCAGTCTCCTTCCAACATTGCTTTTGCTAAAGCTCCGCCCAATCCTTCTAATTTGTAACGATAAAGCGGGTCATTTTCTAACATTGTTGGATTATCTGACAGCTTGGCGGGGATGTATTGTCTCTTCATTCCACCCTCTTCGTCTGGCATCTGATGGACTTTGAAAGCCTCCAAATCAACAAACATTCTTTTGACGAAGTCGTGTCCAACTCCGCCCGGATTTGAACTCGCAATAATCTTTGGTAATTTATCTTTAAACGCAGCAGGAACTTGCAAGCCACCAAGCCTTACACGAGAACGCAAGAATTTGTAAATGTATTCAGAAAAGTGAGTAAGTTCATCAATTAAGAGTAAGTTAATCTCTACGCCTTGGTATTTTAAAACATCTTTTTCGTGCTGACAATGACACAAGTGAATTTTTGCACCGTTGCTGAATACTATCTGAGAAGTGGAATAATTAATCTTGCAAAGTCCCGCTTCGATATATTCTGCGAGTAAAGCATTGAAGCCACTTGAACCGTCTAAGTGATTCTTCTTTAAGTCTTCGCTTAATCTTCTAAATAAATAAATCTGAATATTTGGAATTGATATTGCGTGATAGATTGCAATAACTCGCATTGTGTGAGACTTGCCGCCACCTGCTGCACCACCATAGAGGATTTCAGTTGCATCACTTAAGAAGCATTGGGTTTGGCGAGGGTGAAGACTAAACTCCATTATCAGCTAGTATTTCTTCATAGCAAGAATCGCAAGTGATAACCAATTCATCATCTTTATATTTATCAGAAAAATTCTTTTTATATTCCGCCTTTTCTTTTTCTTCTGTCCAATCGTCAAGAATACTAAAAACTTTCTCACAACATTCGCATTTAAAATTTCTCATTGATTACTCTTTCTTTAAAATAATTGTTGGGGCTAAAAGCTTTGCAACCGAGTCATCAGCATCAACTCTGTTCTCATTAAACTCCTTCGGTGATTTAACTTTAGCAAGCCAGCGATAATGATGAGCTAATTCTCTTTGTCTTGTGATGTCTGCTTTATCATCACCAGTTTTTATTGCTAAAAGAGAATCAAGAGCAAGTTTTGAATATCGTTGAGCTGAATTCTTCATTGCATCTCTTGCGCGTGCGGAATATTCCGACTTATTAACAAAATCACTTATATTCTCACCCCTAACCCCAAACTTCTGCTTTATCTCATCATAACTTAGTCCATCTTCAAGCATCTCAATTACTTGTTCAGCGTTATCAATTAAAGTTTGTGCATGTGTTTTTTTTGCCATACTAATTACAAATTGCTGGTGGACATATCGGCTTGATATTCAAGCTCCCCGTGCAAACCGCTTGATTGCTTCCATCAATGCAAGCGCAAAAACAATCAGCTCTCGCACTCGTTGACAATAAAACAAAAACCAAAATAATTTTTTTCATGTTTAAATGCCGCGCCACTTTGTTGGTCGCTAAGTTATTTTAAGGAGTTTTTCGCTTAAACAGCGAGACTAACGCAAACAGCAGTAGTCTAACACTAACGCGTTGCTTAACCCCTCCGCTCCTCCCCAAAAAATGGGGGCG